ACCAAATTTATCCGCAATCTCTTGTTGGGTGTGGTTCCTGGTGGAGTAGAGGTGACGTATCTCTACAGCTTTACCTTTGTCTATAAGTTCCCTATCAACCCAACGCTCTCTTAGGTTGTCTTTCACAGATCCTATAAAAACATTTGTCTTTGAGTATGGGCCTTTGTCACCAAATCGACACATACAAAAGTCATTTATCTTTTTACCTCTTTGACTCCACTTGCCAGAAACCAACCACAACTCAAGGAAATCTTCGTAAGAGAGATTCCATGGGATACCTCTAGCAGAAGCATGTCTCTTCTGATCATCATATGCTTTCTTAGGTAACTTCACCTAAATACTACCCCCCAAGCTTGATCAATAACATTGTCTTGTTTAAGTTCAGTGCAAGCCCCACTAAGCGATATATACACTTTCTTTGTGGATCGTTGCTTCTGTAGTAGTTCAATTAGTTGCTGGATGGTCATACTAAATCGCTTAGGTCAGGTGGAATATAGTTTTTAGACTTTAAAACTTTTCCATCTTCACGATAGATAGGTTTACCATCTGCACCTAGCTTACTCATGTTACTTGCGTGGACACGGTTAAAAGCCGTGTCGATATCCCAACCAAAGGTTGCAGCCATCCCATAGATAACGTAGAGAAGGTCTACCATTTCTTTTAAAAGGTTTTCTAAGTCGCTAGTAAAGATTGGCATTTCTAACGCGGCGGAAAGGAACTCTTGGTATTCTTCTTCAACAAGTCTACGCCTAAGAGCAAATAGTCGAGAGCTTGTTTCACTTAAAACAATCTTGTGGTCGATGTCTTGTCCGAAAGCTTGATGGAACTCCCGGACTTTCTCGTAGTTAGTTTTAGTTTTCATCAGAGACCCTGCGTTTCATAATTTTGCTACTCACACTTTCGTTAAAGCTAACACATGCACTTTCATTCATCGTCATCGAAGTGCTCAAGAAAGATATAACCCAAAGAGTCCAGAATTTCCAGGACTTTCCAAGGTGTGAGGTTGAAACGAAGAAGAATTTCCTCGTATCCGTAAGTCTCAATCAAATCTAGGATTTTTTGTTTGTCGTAGTCACTCATTTATAGTAGCCAGTTGTTTCGGTATATTTGACGCCCAAGTTGTCCAAAAAGTAAATAGAGAAACCTGCTCAAAGCAAATCATCTTCCGTAAAACCTTGTAAAACCTTCGTATTTGAAATCAAACTTGAACCAAGCGAAGTTGTCAACACCTTTGACTTTCTTGCCATCTTCGTTCTCGAACCACCACAACCTACCAACAGATTGAATAGTATCACATATGTCAATATATGGCGACATACGTTTGTTGTGCATCATATCAGCAGGAAGCAGCAGCCAAGCAGGTAGCAGTCTAGGTAAATGTTCTAAAATAGGTTGAAGAATTTTCCACTTATAGGGCGGGTTAGTGATAAAACAGTCTACTCCATTTACATCGTCTTTGTTAAGAAACAAACAGTTCTTTTGGAAAATGTCAGCCCTTTGCGGTTCAATATCGTATGCCGCCACACAGGTCACAGGAGGCCCACTAGAGGCTAGCAAGTCGATCAGGCTACCATCCCCCGCGCAAGGCTCAATGTAGCGTGTCTGTAGCCCTGTAGGAGGCCAGAGGAGAGGTGCCAGGGCTGCTGCTGCGGCAGGGTCTTTGGTCCCATACCAATCACGTTCTAGGCGAGGTTTCTTAGTCTCTTCTCTTTTACCCACGCAAAAACTCCTCAATGTTTAGGAGTGTGTCGCTAATCAGCCAGATATCAGCCATAAGCTTTTCTCAACCTTTCCATTGATACAAATTCAGGATCATAAACCCCATTATCAATCTCTCTCTTGATAATCACACCAGACCACCACTCGGTGTTTGACTGCCCTGCCCAAGCTTCCTCTTTACCTTTAAAGTTACCTGCCACAAGCCCGATAATAGGGCGAGGGTAAGCACTATCCCGAAAATATAGACCACGCTTATGACTATGACCGCAGGTAGAAGAATAATGACGGTGTTGTAGGAGTGAGTAAGCGTGATGAAGGCCAGAGATAGCAGTCCCATAATTACCAGCACTAAAGAAGTGAGAATAAGATACCCCATCCAAGTCAACAATAGCTGGGCCAGAGTTCTCGTATTCGTGGTATTCATCGAACCAATGATCTGTTTGTAGATGTTTGAAAGAGATACCGTAACGTCCACCCTCAATACGAGGGTCTAGAGCAACAGCTTTCTTGATCCGGTTTTCATGGTTTCCCTCTAGTCCAATGCGGTATGGCCTACGCTTTTTCTTTAAGCTATAGCGTTCCCACAATCTAGCTTGCGCGTCGTTGTAACTGTCAATATCCGCTTCGTAACTCTGAGCAACAATAGCTTTAGGATAACGAGTGTCATAGCTATTGAGGGATGACATATCCGCACCATCGCCCAAATCTACTACATAGTCAGGTTCGATATCTTCAATCAGATCACCTAACCAATTGTATCGCTCGTTACTGACTTCTGGCTTGGCATGTCCACAGGACCAGACTATGGCAGTTTTACCCATTCTTTTCTACCAATTCCACTCGAACATACTCAGGATATTCACTCTTCTCAAGGCCGTCATCCTTTCTAAAATCAGGGTTATCTACAGCAATAAAACCTGTGAACCAACCCTTTTCTATCATCGGGGGTTGAATACGGTACTCATAACCGTCAGCAATAGCTTTAAGAGCTTTTTCTACAGTTGTCATCAAGCATACCCATAAACTTCAAAAGGAACGATTTGAACCTTGAACCACTTCACAACCTCATACGCTTCGTCGAAGGTTTGCATAACAATCTCTTCCTCTTCTAAAGCACCGTTCTCTTGTTCCACAAGAACAACAATCAACCAACCATGAGGCTCATTCCAATCTGGAATGTCGTATGTGCTGATTGGTCCTTCTACTAGATTATACACTCGCAGAGGCTTCATTTTTCACTCACTCTCTTCATCAAGTCTAGATAAGTATCCGCAGACAAGATCACAAGTGCGGGTTGCCTGTCAGCCCTAATAAACACCACTGGCTCGTGTGGCCCGTGCGCCTTGGCTTGACCATACCACTTGTAAATCCCGATTGCTGACTTGATACGTTTACATTCCGTTTGAATAGGTAGAAGCTTCCTAGCCGCAGGAGATAACTTAACATCTTCACCGCCTGCACCCATAGAGGTAGAAACTACATCACCCGGTTCTAAAGATTTAAATCTTTCAAGGATTTTGTCTCTGACTTCTTGTTGAAAACTTCTACCTTTTGCTTTAGCGGAAGATGGTTTCATTCCACACCCAACTCTTTTTTAAGCTTTTCCAGTTGCTTTAACCCCATTATCAATTGTTTTCTCTTTTCGGCAGCTTTTTGAGCAGCAAGCTTCCTTTTTTGCTCATCCTCACGCCTCTTAGCTAAGAGGGCTTCCAACTCTTTTTGTCGCTTAGTCGCTTCTTCCAGAAGATACTCTTTATCCATCACAATGCGGACAGTAAAGAATTTTCGGATAAGATCGTACTCTTCTTGAGTTGCTTCAAAAGGCTCACCAGCAACAGACACAAACGTTAGATCATCTCGGTAATCCACATCAACGAGAACAATTTTCATTTTGGCGATTCCCACAATTCATTAGGATAACGTTGGATATAAAGCAATCTAGCGTTCTCTAGAACTCGGTCTTCTGCATCTTTAAGATTTTCGTTAGCATGAAAGTAAGCATCGACACAAGCACTATACAAAGCTTTCTCACTATCACAACCCTCAAGAAGCTTTTCAGCTTTAACAGGCCCAATCCCGTTAATACCGATGATATTATCTACACGGTCGCCAGTGAGAATTTGCTTGTAGAAGTTCTTTTTAGCCGTCCATTTGTCTATCTCTTTCCATTCCCACTTGGAAGGATTGAAGATTGTCGTAGGTATTTGCTCAAAGTCTTTGTCGATAGAGATGATGATAGACCGATCATACCCGTAGTAAGTGGCATAGATACCGATAGCATCATCTGCTTCACAACCCTGTGTTACGATAGCATCATACTTGAAAATCAAGTGTTCTCGTAGGGCAGAGAAGTGCTGAGGTTTTTCTGTGTCTTTTCGGTTTCCTTTGTAAACAGCCGTTTTGGCAATATCATCACGAAAGTTACTTCTTCCAGTAAGGAAGAACTTTCTGTGGTCCTTTGTTCCCCAAGGATCGACTTCTTCGACAATGTGTCCAATTAACTCATCCAACTTAAGCTTTGCTGTTTCTTCATCAGAGTCTTTCTCTGCCCAAGCGCAGCGGTATACAAGAACGTCTCCATCGAACAGTAAGTATTTTTCATTCATTATTTTGTAGTCCCTTAAACACATTTGGGAAAGCTGGCTCTAGAGCCTTTCTAATTTTCCTCGCTAGAAGGACATGTTCCCATTGAGTTACGCAGGGATCATCACGAACATCAAGATAATGCAACCAAGAACGTAGTGTGCCATTGACATACAGGCGCGACATAGTAAGACCCTCAGGGAGGATTACCCTGGCGCACTCTTTTGCTACTCCACAAGTTCTCATCAAAGCATAGTCTTCTGTGGCGATTTTAATAGTATCATCCACAATAATAGCAGATTCGCTTTGGACAACTTCTGGAAGATCGTCAATAGAATTTTGACGGTTCTTGGTATCTTGCCTGCGAAACTCTCGATCAGTAAATTCAATCTCGTCAGAGTAACGTTGGCTAAACTCCTGAACACCCCCATAAGAGATATCAAAGCCGGGGGTATCAAAAGGATCACCGGGAGTGTACAGACTAGAGTGCCTAGTAAACTGCCTCGTAATATCTCTTGGCCCTTCAACTTCCATAACAGCATTTACCATTTGGAAAATTGACCAGTGACGATTACGAACACAGTAGTCTAAAAGGGAACCCAACTCTTTGTCTTGGTGTTTTGGATTGCTGACCCTAGCACAATAAGCTAAGAGCCCCTCAGCATTAGGAACCCTTAGCTCAATAAGAGGTTGTGTCAGCGCGATAAGTTTTGCGCTAAGCTTGGTCATCAGAAGCGAATCTCATCTTCGTCTTGCGGAGGACGATCATATTTCACCAAATCGGTGATTGCAACCTCTTCCAGTTGAATGACACAGGTCGGCTTACCAGCCTTGTTAGTCCCGCGATAAACCGAGATTTTCACCTTAGCCTTAGAACCATTACCGATCAGACCATCAGTTTCAATCTTCCACTGAACCTTGTGGTTGTCCATAATACGGCCAGTGCCACCGGCTTCTTTCCAAAGCTCAACAGCCTTGTTGAAGTCAAAGACTTTAGGGGCACCAACGAATTGAGGGTTTCCTTCATCGTCTTTAAGATATTTACTGAACCACGGACGCTTGAACACAGCACCACGGAAGTTAACGCCGTCAATAGTGTAATTCTTGAAAGTTTGATAACCAAGAGCAGTTGCAGGGACACCAAGTCCGAGCAGTTCTTTCTCTTGCTCATCAGAAAGGGCAACCGTTACTTTAGTCACACCTTGCGTATCAGCATGAACGTCACCTTTGTCCCTGTTGCTTTCAAACAGTTGCGGGTAATAGAGGGTAACGTCATGCAGGGTGACCCAAACGGTTTTGCTATCTTTATCAGCCATGTTGTTTCCTTGTTGTAGAGTGTTTAATATAGGGGTTGAAGGGGCTAAAGTCAAGGGGGTTGCTTGTTACTTCTCCTACTATAAAGTTTGATAACCAATAGTTGGAGATTGAACGCCATGAACCGTAGTGTTGATTTGCCAAGTGTAGCAAAAAATCGTTGTATTCTTCTAGTGTCATATCCATCAGTGGGCCTCCGTCTTTTTAAGATATTTATAGGCTTTAAACACCAGACTTGAGGTGTCACCTAACAAACCAACACCTTTGTTACACATGGTGCAAAGTAGCCCCCTCACTCTTCCAGTTTTATGACAGTGATCTACTACTGCCCTGTGTTTGTCGTGACTTTTACTCCAACCCTCTTTTAGAGGTTGACTACAAATAGCACAACTACCAGATTGCAGTTCCCAAAGTTCTAAGTATTCTTCTCTGGAAAGACCATACAATCTGTTTATCCTCTCCCACTTTCTTCTTGTTCTATCTCTCTCCTTGTGTAACTCTCTATAAGCCAATCCCGCTATTTTATCACAATCTTTACAGCGGTAAGACCTACCATCTTTAGTAACCCTACTGTTGTAGTAATTTTCTAAAGGTTTGCTCTCTAAGCAAACAGTGCAAATTTTAGTGGACACAGGAGTAATTCGGTCCGAACTTAACATCAATACCCAAGGGGACGTTAAGCTTAAGTTTGTTGTTAGTCATTTCCATAGCTTTCTCTAGAAGATCTTTTCTTTCGTCCTCTTTTCCAACTTCAAGTATAGAACCTTTTTCGTCGTGAAATTGGAAATTTATAACACAACCTAACTCACGAACGTAGTAAAGCCAAGTGTCAAAGCAGTAGACACCCGTTCCTTGGTTCAAGGTTGAGAAGCGATCTTTTTCTGCCCTCAGTTGATACCAGAAGCCAGACACAGGGTTTTTAAGCCACATGCTCTGACCAGTGTGCTTTACTTCACAGTCTTCTGCAACCTTCTGGACTGCCCAATTCTTCTTCCAGAAAGCATCAAGCAGGCTTTTAGCAAAAGATACAGAACAATTAAGATCTCTAGCTAATTTCTTTTCACGAATACCATAGGTAGAGCTATAGTTTGTAACTTTGAAGGGTTTTCTTATTTCGTTATATTTTTTTACTCCTGTCGTATGCTCCAAATATTGTTCTTTAGTCATAGCACCAGCGAATACAGCTAGGCTAAGGTGCGGGTCATAACCCGGCTGTTGCATTTCCTCAACATACTCAGGATCATGCGGTTGAATGTAGTGCCTCTTGGTTGTGTCCTCAAGGCTTACCATATCAGATCCGCAGATAACGTAGCCCTCTGGTGCAATAATACAGGATCGAATCTCTTTTCCCCAAGGTTTATCTACACCAGGGATGTTTGCTAGCGGCTTCCTATGCTGGAAACGTAGAGTGTTGGTAAGCCCGTCAATAGAAGCAACGAGCTTTTCATCCTTGTGGTTTTCGATAAACCCTTTGAAAAAGCCTACGCGGTGTTTGATGATGGAGAGTCCCGCCAGAACTTGAACAGCGGGGTCTTTTTCAGCCAATTCCAGAATTTCTTCACACAGTTCCCCTTCATTTGCATGGCCTTTAGGATACCTGATCTGCGGTATCTGTTTAGTCTCACCCGTAATCTTGTTGCGATCAAACTTGAAAGTCTTAGGTTCCCAACCCAACTGATACAGCCACTCTTTAATCTGAACATCTGACTGTGGGTTAGGTGCAACATACTCTTTAACGTAAGTTACATCTGATTTCGTATCCAACGGCAGCTTTAGAGAAGCTAAAAAGGCTTGCCACTTGATACCTTGGGCACTTAAGGTTCCATCTTGTTTGAAGGGCTTCTTTGGATAGCTCTTGGTTTCTTGAATAGGAACCATAGGCATAGAAGCAGCCAGTTCAACATATTTCTCATCACGTTGTCTCTCTAGCTCTGTCAGGTGCTTCTGTGCAGACTCAAGATCAACCGTGATAGGGTTAGCTTCCTGCTCCCTAGCGCAGTCCATCTTGAAACCAAGGTAGTCAACGTAGCGAAGAATTTCTGACTGGTTTCTGTCGTAGAGAATATTAAGCTTCCTCTCCAAATCTTTCCAGAGGAACCAGTTGATCTTTACGTCTTCCTTGACACGGTGTGCATATTCTTCGTATGAAGCGTTAGACCAGTCTTCGATCTTCGGCTTTGGAACTCCAAAGGCTTCTCCGTAGGACTCAAGGCCATGTTTATCCCTTTGATAATTGATCGTCCAAGAAAGAGGGAGAGTGTCCACAAAATCGCGATAGGTAAGATCACGCCCAAGAAGGCGATTGAAGACAGGTAAATCAAATCTAATAGCATTGTGGCAAACTAACCTTCTCTCTTTAGGACTACCGGAAAGCACCTGCCGCATTTCAAAGTAGTCGCTCGTTGCATTAAAATTTACACCATCCTCTGTCCAACCTAGAACATGGATTTTGGTGCATACGTCTTGGAACCCGTCAGTCTCCGAGTCAACTACAATGAAACGCATTAGGCCCCTCTAAGTAAAAAGTTTAGGTTTCTTTGGCTTAGGTTCTTTTTTCCTCTTCTTAGGCGGTTCGAAGTCTACCACACGATACCCGTGCGTAAGTTCAAGCACTGTTCCGTGAGGAAGAACGTCTAACAGATCATTGTCTGACAGCCTAGCAATTGCTTCCTCACGCTTTGAGAAATACTCACGATAGTTGCCAGAAGAAACAACCCAAACATCTTCAAGAGTTCTCATACAACTTCCTTTACGGAGTTCCAATCAGGTTTACCGTCTACGAAGAAAACCTCGTAGTATTTACCTTGCAGACAGAACCCTTTTGAAACCAGCCTAACATCTCTTAGGGGGTAGCTTCTCGGCACGTCTCCACTAAAATCTACAAGTACCCACAAATGATCAGGATCGAGATCCATCTCTAGGCTAAGCCTTCGTCCGAAAACTTCAGTTAATTTATGAATATGCAAAACTTTGTATGTGTCTTTAGACCAACCTGTGACACCTTGCCACACTTGGACTTCATCGCCAACGTTAATTTTCATTACCCGTAAAGATATCATTTGGCCTCTCACCTTCCATAAGCCTAAAGTCTGCATAAAACAAGTATGGATCCTCTGAACGACCATACCAAAACTCAGCGGCCCTCTTTATATCTTCAAGAGTGTTGAAAGTGAAGGCTGCGGGGGATTTTAAGGAATTTTCCATTACGCACAACAAAAGTTGTTGCTTTGGGGATAACACTACCTCCGAGACGAGTATAAGCCCTTCCGCCATCAATAAACCCAACGGCGGTATTTACCATGTCGTGTCTGTGAGAACTGTAATACCACCAGCCCTCTGACTTAATCATATCGAAAGTTAGGTCTTCGACCCAATCTGCACTACAGATCATAACTTGTGCTACAGCATACAATCTTGCGTCTTGGTTGTTGTATAGCCCAAAATAACGATTAGCAAACTTTGGATGCGGCGTTTCACGGTAGAATATATCCACTGCATAAGTAGAGTTTTTATCCCCACTGGTGCAAACGTAGGTGATAGGCACCCCATCTTTCTTAAAATAGATTTCTTCGACTACTTTTGTATCGAACAACGGGTAGTGCCTGATTTTCATATTTGCGGGTCTTCCTCTACGAAGAAAATAGCGCCCCTCATTAACTCTACTAGAGTAAAACCTTCGGGCATGTGTTCTAAAGCTTTTTCTATAAGGGCTTTTTCTATCTCGTGTTCTTTTGCACCAGATCGAAAGCTTAAGGTGCCAAAAATAAACTCGCGCTTGTCTTTATACCTCATCCTAGCGCACCAGTTAATATGTGGACCGTAACCCATACTTAAAATCCTGCCTCTCTAGAAGCCAATGTAAACGTTCGAGGGTCGAATGTCAAAGCCCCCGCATCGCCTTCCAACCCACAAGGACGATTTTTTGTCACTCGCAAGTAGGTTGTATTCTTCTCTACAAGATTATCAGCCTCTTTGTCACGAGACAATATGATACGAACAGATGCCCGTTGACTAATCATCTTGCAGTACTTAGGATCGCCATTCTCATTAGTGTGAGCGATGGTAATAATTCCCACGTTAAGCTTAGCTGCCATCTTAGACAACTGAATACTCAACGAGGCAAGTTTGCTTTCCTTTTCCTTTTCATCAGAGATAGCCAGAACATCTTGGATAGGCTCAAAGAAGATATACTTGCAACCACAAGCCTCAGACAAGAACCTTACCTGCTCGATAAGAGCTTCAACACTGTCACTCTCTTTCAGGGAGAACTGGTAATAATTCCCTTTGTCGGTAATCCTCTTGATGGACTCTTTTACTTCTGCCTGCTTTCCCTTTTCCTCAATGATATCCTTACGGGTCAGGTTGTCATTAAGATCATACGACACAAGGCCAAGAAGGGAACGCAACGGAGTCTCTTCAAGATGCCAAGCAGCAAACCTAACGTCGGGGTGGTTCTTGATCAGGTTGTATTGCAGGTAACGCATAAGCTCCGTCTTGCCGATACCAGTCTCAGCCAGAAGAACCGTAAAGTGACCTTGCATCAACCCTAGAATTTTCTCGTCCAGATCAGGAATACCCGTTGGGATATACATGTGATCCGGGGTATCTTCGTAAAGGTTCAGGAAGTCCGAGGGATCAGAAAGAATAGAGGACGGAGTAAACAGTTTTGCGTTGTGCCATGCAGAAACAAAAGCTTGCGCTTCTCCAGCTTGCAGGAACTCATTGGCATCCTTAAACCTGTCGTGGTTAATCTTATAGACTCTACCCGGAAACAGGTTCATCAGGTTAATTGCGAAGTTTTCTGCTTTGTCGTCCGTATCAAGCGACAGATAAATTTTCTCGAAACTATTCAGCCAGTCAAAGCAGTTCTCAAGGATTCGACGGTTAGGGGTTGCACTAGGAAGAGAAACGAAAGGATACCTAGAGCCCGTCATCTGATAAGCCGACATAGCGTCAAGCTCACCCTCACAGATAGTAACAGCTTTAGCGGAACCACCATTGAACTTATTCATACCCCAAAAAACATCGGTCTTAAGGCCAATGTCAGCCACAAACTGTTTTGGGAAAACTCGATACTTTACTTTACCATCGGGATACTTGTATCCGTGGCGGATTTCTTTACCAGACTCATCAATGTCAGTTTCAACATCATAAGTCTGCATAGTCCTAGAGGTAATTCCCCGGTGATCCCTATACTCTTTCGTCATGTCTTCCTCAATAGCCTCAAACCGGGTGTTTTGTTTAGGTGGATATCGTTCTCTAGCCCAATCAAACACTTTTTTAGAAGAGGGATAAGACGTCCCACAAGAATGACAGTATCCTACCCCCTTGTCTGTGTTGAAAGTAAAGGCATCAGAACTACCACAATGCTGATATGGGCATGATTTATGCGTTAGTTCCAATCAACCAGTCCACTTCTAACCAATTAGTGTTTTCATCTACAATAGAAACCTTGTCCCCTTGCAACTCTTTAAGTTGGATCCAAACATATGCGTTGTTTGGCCTCAAGCCGTAGGCACTCTTATGACACGCATAACAAGAACCACTGACCCCCCTAAAGTAATAATAGGGTTCTTCATATACTACCTCAGCAACACCAGAGTTTATACGCCAGGAGGAACCATGCGTGTATCCACCAGACCAACCAGCAAGGATTCGATAGTGATTTGGGTACTTGATTACAACCCAATTATCTGGCGTATAATACATCAGAACAACCTTACCTTCTTTACTCGAAGAACAGCACGCTTAAGAAAGCGATCATATTCAACAGAGATAACATAGTCGATCATTCTAGAACATGTCCTTTCTGATTTATTTGACTTTAGAGGTAGTATCGCAGGGTTGTCGTCCAGCAGAGTTTGAAGCGTAGCTGTGATCCGGCTGCCGTGCAACTATGGAGATTAACTCCCGTTTTGCAGGGATAAAGACATATTGGTCCGGGTGGCGAGATTCGAACTCGCATTGTAGAGGGTTTAAGTCTCTTGCCGTTACCAGTTAGGCTACACCCGGCTATTGGGGTTGAAACTTGTGCCGGTCTTTCCCGACTGTCACCCATACGACAGGGTTAGCGAAATTCGAACTCGCATTGTAGAGGGTTTAAGTCTCTTGCCGTTCGCTATCAGCAAGGGGCTGTGTTAGTTCATATAGGGCAGGAAGCAACAGTTTCAAGTGTAGTAATTTTACAACACAACGCAAGGGGTGAGTAACACTCTAGACTGTTGCTTCTTTGCCACAACATCAACTTTATTTTTGTGGTGGGTCTTGAAAATTTTCTCCACGACACCATCTAATACTAGAGTCTCTAGTTCTTAAGATTATCTATTATCTATTAGATAATTAATAATACATATAGTATAAGACTCTATAGTATTAGGTAGGAGCCTATTTCATATAAAGTGATCCTCCTATGACAGTGAAGTCACAAGCATCTGTGTCGTCATTGCTGTAGATTTGATAGAGGAATACCCCCTCCCCTCTTGCAATGGCTTGGTCGCTAAGAGAGTCATTGTTTTTCTCATAGCAAGTTCTTTCTGACTGACAAGCTGCAATAAAGAAGAAGGAAAGCAGTAAGAAAACCTTACTCATAATCATCCTCATCATCGTAGTAATCCTCGTAATCGTCTGATGTGTCACAAAAAATACACAAGGTTTCATCATATCCTGATCTGTAGTAAAGATTGGTATCTCTACCGCAACCATCACAGATAAAGCTTTCTTCTGGGTTGTGGGGTTTCATGCTGCTACCGCCTTTAGTCGTTGATAAGGTCTAACATTTGCTGCTGCTGGTGATCCCCCTGATGTTGGGGGTTCAGGAAAATTATGGCTTCCTGTTGCCCAAATCATAAGGCTAATGCCAAAGTAGGGATGACTCCAAAGTTCCTCACGATTTCCAGGTTTATCAACCAAAACTGGCTGGTTGTATCCCCAAGGATCAACTGGTTTTGGTCGTCTGTCGTTAAGATTTATTATGTTACTCAAGTTTCAAACTCCAATTCACTTCCTCGATAGCTTGTTCAAGCGGCTCCTTTCAGGGCGCGGATGGCGCGAATGTAGTCGCGGAGATCGCCGTATTTCTTGTCCACTGTCAGCAAGAGGCGTGTCGCCGCTTCCTCCAGCGCCTTATCCCGCGCCTCGGCAAGCTGCCGCCGCAGTTCCGCAATCTCGGCCTCCTGGGCTTCGTAAAGGTCGGCGCGAATGTATTCGGGGTATCCGCCTTCTTCGGTGTGGTCGGTCGCAGAGGCGTGATAGCGATTGTCGATCATGCTATTCGGCCAAAGAAGCCAAATCCGTTCCGGCGCGTTCATTCCCCGCCCTCCCGTTTCTGCTGATAGGTGGCGAGAGCGGCGCGGGCGTGGTCGGCAAAATTGTCAGCACGGTCTCTGTCGTTGGTAAATAGTTCGCTCGCCGCGTCGTCGCTATCCACGATCAATTTCAACGCCGTCCTCAGCCGCGCCACCTCTGCTACTTGTGCCTTGTAAAGTTCCTCACGGACATACCAGTGCCAGTCACTAGGATCGTGAACGAAATAATCGCCCATCGTCATTTTCCGGTCCCTGCGGAAAAGCATCATTCGATCTGGAAAAGCATATTTATCGTCATCTTCATCCATCACATTATCCTCACTGATCACATTGCATGTAGAAAGCTTTATTCTCATCACATTCCTCCTTTTTCTGTTGATAGGTGACGAGGCGGGCCGCGATCTCTTGATCCGAAAGGTCTTGCATCAGGTCGCCGTATTTGTTGTGCGTTTCCCACGCGTCCAAGGCATCGAGCACCACCTCCGCCAGCTTATCCGCCGCTTCCACCACCGCCCGAAGGCGGTCGATCTCGCTGCGCAGCCGTGCCAACTCGGTGGCTTGGGCATTATAAAGTTCCTCGCGAACATACCAGAGCCGGTCACTAGGTTCGTGACAAAGAGGGTCACACAAGGCGACTCTGTGAGCGTTACGCCACTGAAAAGTGTAATTTGCACCGTCAACAAAGTCTTTGAGGGATACGTTGACGGAGGCTCTGCGACCAAAAGCATCGTTGACCCAAATAGGGTTATCCTCGCTTCTTAGATACTTACTCACACTCATTTTTCACATTCCTCCCGTTTCTTAGCAAGTGCGGCGCGCAGCCAGTCGGCGAAGTTCGACGGCCCCTCCAACCCATCCGCCTCTTTCAGGCGCTCGATCTCGCTGCGCATCCGTGCCAACTCATAAGCTTTCTCAATATCAGTCATCAGTTATCTCCACCAAATTTAAACGACACAACTTTGCTCTGATAAAACGAGCGCCAACCTTTATCAGTGAACACTTTCACAAGGTCTTGATCCAACAGAGAAAGAGTGTAGGCTAGAACTTCATTGTCGGATTTCTTAATTCCAGGTTCAAACAGGGTGCCAGTAATCTTACCGATAGAACCGTCTTGCTTGATCACTTCAACAGTAAACTTGTTGCGACCGACAGTCAGAGGGTTGAACATGGGTTGCTCTCCTGAGTTGATGCAGTCTTCTAGCATGTCTAACAGTGATTCGTCAAGTGAAATCGACATGGGACCCCCCTGACGGTAGACACTAGGCCCCTCACGGAACTGACGAAAATTTATAGTGACTAAATCCGCAGGATTTGTCTGCCGACAACTGTAATTGTCAAAAGGCAATGTCATCGTCAGGATTCCTTTTATCGTAATTATATGCCATTCGGATAATCCTTTATTTGTACTAATTAAGCTTATGCACCTCTTGTTTGATTCGTTTTGTCAGTATACTCGTCGAGCAACCATTTGTCAAGCTCTTCTGATGCAGCAAGCAACATAAGCTTTGTATAAGCCCTTTCGTTATTAGTTTCATAGAAAATTTCCGGGTTATTGTATCCCTTTTTCAGCCAGAAGTTGATAAAATATTGCCCAAAATTTTGAGAATGGAATGGTGTTAATGATGTACTGTAACAATGAAAGTGCCAGCTTTGTTTCCAGATTTTCCAAGCTGCCAAAACGGCTTTTGAACTGTCCATGGGACCCCTTTTAGTTTGACTTTTTTCTGACAAGTTCTATTACACAAAAAGTTCCAGTTGTTCTTCTACATATTCAACCAGAACAAATTCTGCATTGAAACCGGGCCAAACCAAGTCGGACCAAATCCCATTTTGGTCTTTTTTTAGTAGTTTCGGATAAACTTTGCCGTCACATCCTATGCCCTCAACGACGCTGTAGATATCTCCAACTCTATAGGCATCAAACTCCGAACCTGTAACTTTTACCCTTTTTCCAATCAGACTGATAGGAACTAGACACCCAATTTCTTTTACAACCTTCATCTGCGTAATACCTTTCGTGTTTCATTACACACCTTAGACCACAAGTCAAACTGATTCGTCAAGCACAATCGACAACACAAGAGCTTTTCCCACGGCAGGGTGAGCTTTTCCCCTGTTGGGTTGGCCATACGCCTGCTCATTTCCCTCGGTCGGGTAAGGTGTCCCCTGCTCATTTCCCCTGTAGGGGTGAACAATTTCCACCGTGGGGTCTGATAATTTGGTTTAAAATGCTGTCGTAAACATTTAATTTTACTAAAATAAACGCCTTCGAGCCTTCAAAGCTATAGAGCTTGAGTGCTTGATAGAGCTTCAGTCATGAATTGTTTACTTGACAAACATGGAATCAGCAAATTAGGTCCGAAACGGACTGATTCGCACTTGCCCAGCCTTCATGTTTTTTGCGAGTCGAGTGGCGACCCCTGCCCGGTCACGCCGGGTTCATGTGAATCAATATAAGAAAGCCCGCCGGGAAATGCTACCCCTTGTAACAATTCGTGATTAACGACTCGGGTAAGCTGGAAAGATGCATGATCGCTTGACTTTCGGTCCGACTGTTGGCACGATATACAAACCAAACACGAATCAGTAACCTTCAATCCGAAAGAGAAACGAAATGACGACTGCATATAAAGCTTTTGACGCCAATCTGCAATGCCGGGGCTTTCAGTTTGAGGTCGGCAAGACTTACACGCATGACGGCCCGGTTGAAGCCTGCAAAGGCGGATTTCACGCGTGCGAAAGCCCAATGGACGTGTGGGACTATTACCCGATTATTCAGGATGACGGAACCTTGACGAGGTATGCCGAGGTTGAGGTAGCTGGCGACATATCCCGCGAAGGTGATAAACTAGCTGCGGCACAGATTACGATTAAGGCAGAGTTGCGGTTGTCGGATTTTGTAAGGCTTGCTGTTGCTGCGATTATTGACGCCACGGAGGGCAAGTCTTCGGCATGTCAAAACGCACAGATCGGGTCCAGAGGAGACTACGACCGGATCGTGTCCGGTGGCGACTTCTCCAAGATCGTGTCCGATGGCAACCGCGTTCAGATTAGTTCTAGTGGCTACAACGCCAAGATCGGGTCCAGCGGAGACAGCCCCCGGATCGTGACCAGCGGACACAACTCCTATATCGTGACCAGCGGAGACTACGCCAGGATCGTGTCCGGTGGCGATTTCGCCAAGATCGGGTCCAGCGGAGACTGCGCCAGGATAGGGTCCAGTGGCGACGGCGTTCAGATTGGTTCTAGTGGCTCCAACGCTCAGATAGGGTACAGCGGAGACTGCGCCAGGATAGGGTCCAGCGGAGACAACCCCCGGATCGGGACCAGCGGAGACTACGCCAAGGTCGACTGTTCCGGCTTGGATGCCGTTGTGGCGGGGTCCGGTCGAGGCTCACGCGTTCGCGGCAAGGTAGGGACGTGGATCAGCCTTGCCAGCTTTGACAATAACGGAAAATGCGACGGTTTCGGCACGGGCTGCATTGGGCAAGACGGATTGGAGCCTGACACATGGTATCGCGCGGAAGCGGGAAAGCTGGTGAAGGCATAAAGGGGAACGTGTGATGAAACGCCAGCCAAGGAGAAACAAGATGGCTTTCAAAGTCTTGATGTTCACCGATGCATTCCCGCACGGCTTCTACCTCATGCCCAATGTGAAACATGCCGTGCCCTACGTCTACCCTAACTTTGCCTTCGCCTCTGGCGCTGTTTTAGATGCCAAGGCCGGAATGCAGGCGGCAGGTGTGGACACATCGACGGTCACTTACCTCATCGAAGAGGTGAAGCCATGAAACGCCGCACTCCGCCCCCGTGCCTTGCCGACCTGATCCGCGCCATTGAAGCGCGTTGGAATGTCACTCTAGCAAATTATCTGAAAGAATGACATTCGACGAATGCTCCAAGCATTTACGCGCCGAGGGGTTCAACCATGTTGAAGATAACCGATGGGCAAAGATCATAGGCCCGCGCAAGATCGCCTTTGCTTGGGTCTTAAAAACCGAATCCGGCCACGCTATCGAGTACCAGGCGAATCGCACCTAGCACGCTCAACCTCAACGCAGTAAAAGGAAACAGACAGTGGAACGCAAGCAAGCTATCGCCAAGTTTGAACCGCAGCGCGGTATCAACAGCACACACCGGAAAGAGGGGAACGCCTTTTACAGCGTCTCCCTGATCGACCTAGACGCAGGCCAGGAAGTCGCGGTCATGCGCCTTTACTACAGCAAAAGCGGCGCAAGGAATTACGCTTGCCTGTGGGTATTCCGCGAACCGTTCTACGCGAGTGGTTCGGGGTACGCGGGCGGGTACGGCTACCACCGGCCAAGCGCGGCTGCGCAAACCGCTTTTAGGAAGGCCGGGATCACGCTTGCCGAACCGATAGACGGCCTGGGCGATACTGCGATTGAGGACGCCATGCGGGCGCTAGGGGATCACATGGGAATCGCGCGGTCGATGTTGCTGCGGGCACATTCCTAGCCTCGCTCTTTCTCGCCATCGCCGAGTACCAGGCGAAGCCTTAACTGAAAGGAAACTGACAAATGGACATATGCAGCAAGCGATTCAGTATCAAGTCGGACGGTTTCGGCGGTTTCTACATTCGAGACCGCAACGCGCCATACCATCCGCACCATATCAACGCGGATGACGTTCCGAGCGTCTCGCAACTGTCCGCAATGAGCGAGATCGCGTTTGACCGCATCATGTCGCGACTCTGCTACGGCACCTAACATCCACAACCTCAACACAGCAGAGGGAAACAGACAATGCCGAGTATCTATGATCTCCACGACAAGGCCTTTGCCCGCGTTTCGGCCTTTGTGATTGCCCGCAACGGGGAAAAGGTCGCAACGGTCGCGTTGAAATTTCCAGCCAATGGGGCAGGCAGGCTTTACGCCTACGTCCATTGGATAGGCGTTCCCATGGTACGCGGTTTCGCCGGTGGAGATTGTTACGACAAGCGTTCTGTGGCTGTATCGGAAGCGTTGGCCAATCTTTACGCAAGCGAACGCATTGCCAGCATGTCGGCAGATACCCAAACCGCCTATACCGCGTTCTGCGATGCCCGCAAAGGCATGCTAGCAATTGCTCTCTCACGCTTTGACTCCAGAGACTGGACACAGTGCCTTGAAGAAGCAGGCTTCACTGTCTGGCAGGCATGCTAGGCCTCTCAGCACGCCATGACCGTATCATCAAATAGGGATTCTGACCATGTTTTCAGATAATGAAACGGACCTGAGCCGAGCCGAGCTTTTCTCTAACGACTCTCGCGGCGTTTACATTCCACAGCACTTCGCCGAGTCCGTTAAGCGCGAGCTTGTTTCGGGTGTATCGGCGAAAGACTGGGAAACGCTTGAATCTGGCCCGGATGCGGAATGGTACTGGGACACATGGGACCGCGTGACAAACAACGCGGTTTTGCATCATCCGACTCTCGGCGATTGTTACCTATGGCAAGACGGGGATCTCTGGCTTGTGCCTCACACAGCAGAAGGAAAGACAAAATGATCAAAACTTACAAACTTGCTCTTATTGGCGCTTATGGTCAGCGTAAAACCCTCGGCCCTATGATGACTCTCGACCAAGCGGAAGTCTATCAAGCCGAAATGGAAAAGGCTGGATTCCCTGTTGTAATCGTCAATATGGCGGAGGGGTATGATCCGACACTACGCAACAAAGGGCAAAAAGTCTGGACTAAGTTTTCCCTGTTGGCAGTCTGACAGAATATCGTGTAAGATATTCAAGCGAATCAACGCAACCCTGGAAGGATGAATGAAATGTCGACCCAAGATACAAAGTCTAACACTGCTGCAACTGACATTGCAGGACTCGACGTTAAGAATCTCTCTGTTGCTGACCTAGCTCAGCTGTTGGCAAAGGCACGCTCAGCAGAAAAGGAAAAGAAAGCGAGGGAGTCCAATCTGCCGGAGTTCGCTTTCTTCGTTGTGATGGATGACTCGACTCTTGCAAGATGGTCGGGCAGAGCTGAATCCTTTGACGCTGCGAGAGAAGCCGCAATCGCATATGCTGAACGTAATGGCGACAAGGCTTTCCGTTACGGCGACTCTGTGAGCGTAACCCCGAGGCCTATCCCTGCACCTAGGGGACGCAAAGCTAAATCGGAAAGCTGACAGCTTTATAATTGTGGCGCTAGGGTCTGAAGCTTTAGCGCCACAACTGGAAAGGGGAATGAGAATGAAAGCCTATGCGATCTTTAGACCCTACTTTTACGGGGATAAGCTTGTTGCAATCGTTGAGGGTAAATCCACAGCGGAAATACTTTGCGAGAAATGGGGCTGCAAGATGAAGCTTGTTGACTCTGATCTTTGGACAAAACTTGAGGAGTCCGTGAAATGAAAACTGTTTGCGCTTGGGACAACGTGGCTTGTATTGTGGAAAATATGGCAACAAGCATTGATGGTGCTTTGGTAGGTGGTGCGATCATTGGTCTGGCATTTGTTGTAGCGTATGTGTTTGCCTCGATCATGCGATGGCTTGTTCGTTGACACTGTATGGAGTCTTCCCACTATGCTGCACTTGTCCTTCAGCTACTTAGGCGAGTCTTGTATCCTTGATCCGAAGCATTCAAAGGCCACACCAAGGAAATCCCGTCGAATATGTGTTGCTAACTCAATCTGTCAGTGTCTGATGGGTATCACGGGAGATCACTTTGAGGATTCCTTGCTAGCACTTCAAGGCAAGGTTGTCCACCTCTACAAGGTCAGGGGGAAGATATTCTATCCACAGACGCAGGAAAGCGATTACTACAGAACAGGAGAGCACGGATTCTACGAAGCCCGTCGGGCCGATTTTGTAGGAAGCTTTCTTGTCACAGCCAGGGGTTTGAGGGCTAGCACAGAGCGACATGAGCCTTACAGTGTAGGGGGATAGCGGGCACCATAGACTAGGCCGCTTTGCGGTCCTCTGGCGGGCTGTAGCGGGCAAGGGGAAAGGCAATATGATTCAAAAGTGTTGCGTAGCGATCTCATACTAATATATAAGTCCAGATTCTATGTTTTGACAGCGTAAAGATAAGTCCAGATGGGCTAACCGAATCACTCGCCTCTGTCTAACTTATTGATTGTCAATGTGAATATTGTAACCGATACAATTGGACCTGGACCTATGGCATATGTGCAACTATGAGTCCAGATGATGGTATTGTGTTATATATGCAACAGTATAATATAATCCGATTGTATCAATGCGATTGCATATTGACACGATCTAGATAGTGTGAGTGGGACCCTCCAGATTGTGAGGGGACGATTTTGGTTGGGGTGGTTAGCGATAGAGAATCCAAAAGAAAAATCTGAAGGTGTAATCAACACGCTTTGTGACAGACTTGTAACAATTCGTGATCAAGATTTTTCCCCCGTACCCCTTGAAAAATGAAAAACAGTGCTTATGTTGACCGGAACAGCCAATAAAGGCTTTGGAACGACAGATGAGAAAAGCGATAGTATGGAATTTCTTTAGAAACTCCCCGAACACCCCATATAGAAACATACCTCTAGTTTCTGGGGAACGACCTACTCAAGAAGAACTAAAGAAGATTGTTGTTTATAACGACAGAACAGGGCAGTTGCATTGGAAGTATCGAACCAAAGAGACATTCGCAAGTCCTATGGCTATGCAAACCTTCTCTAAAAGATTCGCTGGTAAAGTTGCTTGCACTAGAATGATAGATAATACACCCGCACTGATACTGTCAGGTAAGGAATATAGAATCAAAAATCTAGTGTGGCTTTATCACTACGGAAGTTGGCCTACTGCTAGGGTCTATCATATAGATGGCGATACTACAAATACCAGAATCGAAAACTTAGCCATAAGCTATTAATAATAAATATTATAAATAAATAATACATATAGTATCTAAAACTATAGTATTAAGGAGTATTTTATGGAATCTGATCAGAATCTTACTGATTTTGTATATTTTGAGGCTATGCTATCAGCAATTGGAGTAGTTAAGCCTAAAACTGATAAGATTTCATCAAATACTGTGAAAAACACTATAAAACCTTGGAAGCCTACAAGTCCAGAAGAAGAATGTCCATTTTAGAATCTGTGCAAGGCTCCTTAAGAGCCTTAATCTTCTGTCGCGGAAGAAGCGTAAGCTTCTGTTACTAGAGTCTCTATACGTTATAGAAAGCTGACAACATGGTGATTGATCAGTGGGGATGGCCCTTACCTACAACTATCTCTGTAGAAGAGAATGGTTCATGTTTAGATTTTAAAATTGAGAATACTGTAGTTCCTAGCCCCAGCAACTTCTTTACTTGGAATTATGATGTAGATGGACACATTGTAACCATCACACAAGCTAATGGTGATACTCCTGATACCTTTGCAGTACTACCTGCTGCTGGTTGGGAGTTGTTGACTGAATCTCCTGCTCAAGCTCTTGATTGGGCCACTACCGTCATTACTGTCTGTCAAATGTTGTTGGGGTAATATGAAGGTTATCGCAACTTTTTGTAAAGATGTCGTCGAATTGAGGATCGAGAAAGGGACGGGGAAATGATCTGGGGCCGCAAGCATTCTGAACAGCGCGCACATGTCTGGTTTGCGTGGTATCCTGTCCCGCTGGAAGACGGGCGGTGGGCGTGGTGTGCTCGCCGAACCACCTGATGAATTTGCCATGGCGCTATCACGCGAGGTGATATCAAAAAAATATTTTCACCCACCTCTTGACAAACTCGATTCCAGTACTATATTGTATCGGACAAGGGCAACCTACAGAAGACCGCAACACTTTGATTGATTCAGGCTCTCTGGTAGCCGATGCCCTTGTCCAATACCGGCAGATCAGATAGATTAGATAAGTAAAAAGCCTTTAGGGTAGGTACTGCCAAAACCCTCTAAACCAACTTAACCTAGTAAAGAAAGCTAAACATGAAAAACTTCCTTTTTGCTACTGCTGCCACTATCGCACTGTTTGCCGCTCCTGCATTTGCTTGTGAAACCAAGCCGATTCCGGGAACCAACGCTTTTCAGAAGGTTGACCCGAATTGCCAATTCGCTGAGCCCATCGATGGTCAAAACATGCTTATTGGCGGAACCATTACGGTTGATGATGACAAAGACCCGTCCACCCCTGACGTGGAACGTTATGCCCTTAAGACTGGTGTGACTGACCCTGCATCGGTTATCACTGTTACTGAGTAAACTGAATAGAAAGGAATCCAATGGAACCCGAACCTTTTGCCTTGGGTGACGAAGTTCAGATCACTTGTTCTGGCGAAATCGGGCATGGTGCGCTTGTGGCCGGGGCAGAGGCACCCGCCGAAGCCGCCGCGCAGGACGACTATGAAGCCCGTATCCAGTTCACCCCCTGCGTGGAGCCGCGAAGCTTTGAGGCGGGCTCGCCCTTCTGGCCATGTGATATCTGAATCAGGGTTCCTCAAGGATCACGGAGGGGCGATTTCCCCCAATGTCTTGAGCCTCAGCAGCGAGGATGGACCGGGGTCTCTACTGAAATTCTCAGGCACCATGTGGGACGCAAAATACAGGGAATATTGCAAGCAGAAGGGAATTTCTGCCCATCCCGCTCGAATGCAACCATCACTATCGGCGTTCTTTATTTAGTCCTTGTAGCTCAACGGTAGAGCAATCGCCCCTAAAACCTTTAGGGATGAGGTCCACTCTTGTAAAGTGGGGAAGCAAGTTCGATTCTTGATAGGGGCACCATTTATCGTTTAGGTGTAGGCTAGTCTGGTAAGTCGTTCCGTTTGGGGCGGAAAGATCGCAGGTTCAAATCCTGCCACCTGAACCATTTTGCGAGGTAGAGCAGTCCGGTAGCTCAAGCGGCTCATAACCGCCAGGTCGTGGGTTCAAATCCCACCCTCGCAACCACTTGTAAGGCAACCTCTGATATGGGGCATGTTGCTGTAGGTTAATTACCCGCTCCCCATAACCTTTCTTACTACTTAGCCCTCCGGGTGAGAGTGCCTGACTGTTAATCAGGAATAAGCCTGCCCAGGAGTAACCACCAATCCTCCCTAGTGTTTGCCGTGCTAGGTTGAGTGTATCGCCGCTATGTTTTGTTGGCTTTCTATAAGCGGAAACGGCTATCTCACAATCCTTTTTTGCTGCCACGCGCACGGATTGCGCCCTCCGCCTCCCAAGCGGTAGTGCATGGGTTCTAGTCCGATTGGCCGCTCTAATTTCCACAGGTCCAGTATGAACGCTCAAGCCCTCCCATATGATATGAAGATCGCAGAGACCGTTCAAAGAATGGTCCTGTCCGGTGTTTCCGTTACTGTTATCTTTGATACTGTTAAAGATATGAAGAACGGTCCACAATCTCTAACCACGTTCTATAAGCTTTACCGTAAAGACCTTGTTGCTGCTAGAGCCTCTCTGCACCAAAGCATTGGCTCTGCTATCATGGATAAGGCTCTCGTTGATAGAGACATGAAAGCTTTGGAACTCGTAGCTAAAACTAAACTTGGTTGGAATGAAAAGATTCTGGTTGAAGAATCTGATCCTAACAGTGCTGATGAATACACCAGCGCTATTGATGATCTTCTTGCCAAGTTGAACATCAAAAGTGATGACTGATGCTTTTAGGTAAAAATGGTTTAGCCCTTCATGCGGATGACCTCCGCGCTATGGGACAAGATGTTAAAAAGCTGCTTCTTGAACTTGAACCTAAGAAAGCAGAAGAACTCTTGTATACTTGGCGTTTTTGGGCTAGGCCAGAGCAGTTAGCACCTAAAACGGATAGTCCTTGGAACAACTGGCTGATCCTTGCTGGTCGTGGTTTTGGTAAAACCCGCGCTGGTGTTGAGTGGTCGCGGGAAAAGATTAAACGCGGCTTTCGTCGTGGTATGGCTGTAGCAGCCACAAACTCTGATATTGAACGTGTCATGATTAAAGGTGAGAGCGGCTTCTTAGCCTCTTGCTGGAAAGGTGACTTAGACGTTCACGGTAGACCTATCGGTGCACCTGAGTGGTCCCCAACTAAAAGAACCCTTAATTGGGACAATGGTGCAACAATCACCTTCTTCTCTGCTGAGGAACCCGAACGCTTGCGAGGGCCTCAAGGCGATTTCGCTTGGTGCGATGAAATGTGCGCCTGGAACAGAGACCGTGATACTTGGGACATGCTGCAATTTTGTTTACGTTTAGGTAAACACCCGCAGATTTGTATCACAACAACCCCCAAATCTACTAAACTTCTTAGGGACGTTATGAAACACCCTAAGACTGTCGTCACTACTGGTTCGACATTTGATAACACAGCAAACCTTGCTGGCACTTTCATTGAGTCTATCAAGTCTACCTATGAAGGTTCCCGCTTAGGTCGTCAAGAACTTTATGCCGAAGTTTTGGATGAAGCTTCCGGCGCTCTGTGGACAAGAGACCTTCTGTCTCGTTGTGAAGTTGATGTTGGTGATACTGTAGAGTTTGCTAAAACCCTCGCTCGTGTAGTTGTCTCTGTTGACCCTCAGATCACTACAAACGAAGAATCTGACATGACTGGTATTGTTGTCGCAGGGGTGGACGTTAATGGCGTCTGCTATGTCCTGCAAGATGCAACAGACAGGTTTACCCCGGAACAGTGGGCCACAAAGGCTATTGAACTATACAACCTCTACGAAGCTGACCGTCTCGTTGCGGAAAGAAATCAGGGGGGTGAAATGGTTCGACACACTTTCAAGACGGTAGACGAAACCCTCCCCGTAAAACTTGTTCATGCCTCTAGGGGTAAGTTTGCCCGCGCTGAACCTGTCTCTTCTCTATATGAGAGGGGCCGGGTTAAACACGTTAAGGGGCTAGACGCTTTAGAAGATCAGATGGTCCAGTGGGAACCTTTAGGTTCTATTGGCTCTCCTGACAGGCTTGACGCTATGGTTTGGGCTATCACTGAACTCGCCTTAAAAGGTATCGCTAGGCCAGAGCTTAACTTGGCATATTCTGACAACAAGGGCCTATCCCTTAGATAACAACAGGTGCAAGGTATGGACTTGAGCAAACCGAAGGCAAAAATAGAACTCGGTGTTTCGGGTCGTAACACCTACACCGGGGAAATTCGTGCAGATGAATTTCTTAGAGAACTTAAGGGCAAAAAGGCTATCCGTAAATATACGGAAATGCGTGACAACAATGCTGTTATCGGCGCAGTCATGTACGCAGTTGAGCAAACTCTTCGTGACGTTAAGATCAAGGTAAAGCCCGCTGACGAATCTGAAACAGCAAAGAAAGAGGCAGAGTTTCTAGAGCAAGTCATCAATGACATGGATCACTCTCTTGATGATCACATTTCAGAAGCTCTGTCGTTTCTAACCTATGGTTTTGCTTGGTTTGAAGTGGTTTGGAAAGTTCGTGGTGGTCCATCGGACAACGGTAAAAAGAACTCCAAATACAACGATGGCCGCATGGGTGTCAAGAAGTTGGCTATCCGTGCCCCCTGGACAGTAGATCGTTTCGAGGTTGATCTTAAGAGTGGCGACATTCTTGGTATGTGGCAAGAGGACAATTGGAGAAAAGGGTCTGTTATGATCCCAATCTACAAGTCTCTTTACTACAGGACTACCTCTCTTAACAATGATCCTTCCGGTCGTTCTGTTCTACGCAATGCCTTTGTCTCTTATACCTATCTGAATAAAATCCAGGATTACGAGGCTGTCGCTATTGAGCGTGAACTTCACGGTATTCCAGTTGGCCGTATGCCTGCTGATTACCTGTCGTCTGATGCAACAGATGAACAAGCTGGTTTGCGTTCCAAGTTTGAAGCTATTCTCCGTGACGTAAAGAAAAATGATCAAGGTTTCGTCCTTCTTCCCTCCGATCTTTACGTTGATGCTGATGGCAAACCCACAACTCAACGTCTGATGGATATTGAACTTATCACTGCCAATGGTTCTCGTAGCATTGATATTGACCCTGTAATCAAGCGTTACCAGCACGATATCGCTCGTTCGGTTATGGCTGAGTTTATGATGCTTGGCGGTGGTGGTGGCGGTTCTTATGCCCTCTCCAAATCAAAGACAGACTTGTTCCTTCGCTCTCTCGAAAGCTATATCAACACTATTGTTGATGTTCTAAACAAGCAATTGGTTGAGCGTCTTTGGCAACTTAATGGTTTGCCGTTTGAGACTATGCCTCGCCTTGAGGCGGGAGATGTTGCCCCACACGATCTTAAAGAAATTTCCTCGTTCCTTCGTAACCTCAATGGTGCCAATATCAACGTGGCTGATAACATTGAAGTTGTAAAAGATCTTATGGAGATTGCAGAGCTTGACTTTAATGGCGAAGCTTATCTTGAGAACAAGGAAAAGCAAAAAAAAGAAGAGAGAGAAACTCAAGAGCGAGGGTTTCAATTACAATCTCAAGTTGCTCAGTCTAAAATGCAACAACCAGAACCAAAGGTAAAACCAAATGTCTAGTTTTTCTGATTATCTTGAAAACGCGGTTTTAAACCATGTCTTTCGTAATACTTCACTAGCGTCTCCCGCCTCCGTGTGGTTGGCTCTCTATACTGCCGTTCCTAATGATGCTGGTGGTGGAACTCAAGTGTCTGGCGCTGGTTACTCCCGTCAACAGATTACTTTTGGTGCCCCTTCCGGCGGTCTTATCTCAAACACTGCTGCTGTGTCTTTCACTGCAAGCGGCGGTAACTTTGGCACTGTTGTCGCCGTAGGCATCTTTGACGCCTCTACTGCTGGAAACCTTCTGGCTTGGGATGATATTGCTTCTGCGGTAATTAACGATGGGGATACTATCAACTTCCCGATTGGGGATATTGACGTTTCTCTTGCTTAATCTGGCCACGAGGTTTTAAAATGGTTGACATGTGGCGAGCATTTTGGGGCGACTTGAACCGGCCCGAAACCTTTGCGCGCGATCCATACGGAGCGTTGACCAATCAGGGTACTCACGCCCTTCTTGGGGGCTTGTCGGTTTGCGGGGTCTGCGCGCTATGGGCGATCATCTATGGTGAAATGCCGTATCGCTGGCCGACCGGGGT